CGTTTATTGGTGGATTCCACTTAGGTGGAAAGAACCATACAGGAGCAGCAGGATTTATTACACGCGATCAAGTGTTGAGTGCAATTGATGAAATTGCTAAAAAGCCGTCTGTACTGCCGTCACACGCAGGACAGTCATTTAATACAGTTATTGGTGATATAGATGTTGGACCATTAAATGAGCCACACGAATTGTGTGTTACTAGAAATTTAGATAGTGATGCACGATGTGTTGTTTTTGGAGCTCATAATAAGCCCGGATCTACACCAAAGTCTGAAGTTGTTGTATCTTCTATTTCACAGAAGGTACAAGAACATTTAGGCTTAGAACGAAAACATGATAAACCTTATTTAATGAGGGACATAATGCATAAGGAAGTGGATATTGAGAATAAAACTCACACTGCTTATAAATTTGACCCAGATTTAATAGATAAGGCTGTTGTTGATTTTAATACAACTTTGATCTCAAATTTGAGAGATAAGTTGCATAATATTGGCAAGTTAGAAGATGATGTCGTTTTAGCAGGTTTGGATGGAGTTCTTGGCATTAACGCCATGAACTTCGCTACTGCTTGTGGCTTTCCAATGGTTGGACCAAAAACAAATTTGGTCAGTAAATCCGATAGGAAAGTTGAAGGCATTTCATGTCCACGCGATATTGAACCTAAAGTTTTGGAAGAAATTACAAAGCTTGAGGAAACATTATTGAATGGAAACAGAATTAATGCAGTATTTAAAGCTTCTTTGAAAGATGAACCAACAAAAATTGGTAAAAAGAAAGTTCGTGTTTTTGCTGGAAGTAACATTTATTTCGTAATGTTAGTTAGGAAATATTTTTTAACACTTTCAGCATTGATGCAAGAGAACAAGGAAGTTTTTGAATGCGCAGTAGGTTTGAATGTCGAATCACCTGAATGGACTAAAATGATGAAACATGTTTATAAACATGGAGAACATAGAGTCGTAGCAGGTGATTATAAGTCATTCGACGGACGTATGTCCCCAAGATTTATGTTGGCAAGTTTTAAGATTTTAATTAATCTAGCAGAACTGAGTGGAAATTATGATGCGGATGATTTAACGATTATGCGCGGCATTGCCACTGAGATTTGTTCACCAACATATGATTACTTTGGAACATTAGTACAATTTTGTGGGTCAAATCCTTCGGGACACCCATTGACAGTTGTTACCAATTCATTGGTCAATAGTTTGTATATGCGTTATGTATATTATAGAATTGCACAAGAGGAGAAATGGTGGAGAGTACCACTATTTTCGAAAGTTGTGTCATTATTGACTTATGGAGATGATAACATTATGTCTGTTAAACCAGGATATGATGCATATAATCATACCAATATAGCACGTGTATTAGCCGAGTGTGATATTACATACACTATGGCTGATAAAGAAGCAGAATCTGTACCATTTATACATGGTTCAGAAGCTGGATTCTTGAAACACAATGCTGTTTGGGATGATGAATTGCAGTTGTATCGTGCAGTTATTGATGAATCTTCGATATCTAAGATGCTCCATGCACATGGGAGAACGCAGATATCAGAAGAGCTTCATGCTGCTTGTACAATTAGAGATGCGCTTGATAAGTATGCTCATTTCGGTCGTGAGAAATACACGGAGAGATGCGCTCAACTTAAACAGGTTGCAGATGAATGTAATCTCACTGGACTTGTAGGAGATTTTCCAACATATAAGGAACAAATCCTCAAGTATTGTGAGAAATACGAATGGGAGGAAAACCCATATCCTGTCCGAAAGGATTAGGATGAAAAATTCACAATTTTGATATTGCGTTGGTTACATGCAATAGAAACCAAAGAACCCGAATAAGGTAGTTACGAACTTATGTATAGTACCTTCCAAACTATATGTATGTTGCGAAAACTTATTTGTCTTGAACCTCCCTCGTGAGGTACCATTATTTAGTGGAGTAGTTTGAAACTACAAACAAGAGAAGCTCTGATTTAAGTATAATGATGCATATACTTGTTTTATAAATAATAGATTGCATTACTAGTATTACACAATATCCAAGTGCATTGGATTTAAGTATGCACAATGGGGAGGTCCAGTCCCCTTATACACTGGAAGCGGCGTTGGTTCGCATTAACCAACTAGAACATGATGTTGCACGTAAGTACGCGCAAACAAGAAAGCTTAAACGTAAGGTGGCTTTGCTTAATTCGATAATAGACAAATATCAAAGTGAAGCATTGCCATCACAATCAGCCACTATGAATGTCAGCATGGCTGATGATACTGCGAAAGCAGAAATCACAACTTTTGCTGATGAATCAGCTGGTTGGAATACTACAGTGCCTACAGCACCAGATAGTACATTCAACCTTGCTAATAATAGTGATAGCGATTTAGGTAATTTCTTGTGTCGTCCAATAAATGTGGCGACATATCAATGGGATGTAGATTCTCCATTATTTGAGACATTGAATCCCTGGACAGCTTATTTGACAAACCCTTTTATTAGGGATAAGATAGCTAATTTTGAACTTTTACGCATGAATTTGCATATGAAAGTGCTTATTAGTGGAACACCATTTCATTATGGTAGGGCTTTAGTGTCATATAATCCTTTGAGTGGATTTGACCAAGTTACAATAGAACGTGGACTTGGTGGAGCATTGGATGCGGATTTAGTGGGAGCTTCTCAGAAGCCACACATATTTTTAAATCCTACATTAAATGCTGGTGGAGTTTTGGAAATTCCTTATTTTTATAAGGAAAATTACATTCCACTCACTCAAGGAGGTATCACAGATGGTTTAGGAGAAGTTGTTTTCCGATCATTTGGAAATTTAAGGCATACAGATGTAGGTAACCCAGTAACCATAAATGTATATTTATGGGCTACTGATGTTACTTTGACAATGCCAACTTCTAGAGATTTACCTGCATTGCCATCACAATCTGGAGTTATGAATTCAGGTGATGAATATGGTCAGGGAATTATTTCTAAACCAGCATCCGCCATAGCGAAAGCAGCAGGGATGCTTAAAAGTATACCCCTTATTCGACCTTATGCGAGGGCTACAGAAATTGTGGCTACTGGCGTGGGCGATGTAGCAAGATTATTTGGTTATAGTAGACCAGCAGTTATTACAGATCCGAATATTATGAAGCCCGTGCCATTAGGTAATGTGGCAAATGTGGACGCTGCTGATGCTGTATACAAATTAACGTTAGATTCCAAGAACGAAGTAACCGTTGATCCGCGTGTTACAGGATTGGAAGGACGGGACGAAATGTCAGTTGTTGATTATGTTAAAAGAGAATCATATTTAGCAACATTTAATTGGACTAGCGACGCAGGACCAGGTGATATGTTATGGAATTGTCGTGTTGCTCCCGATTTATTTAGGCGTGTATCTTATACAACGCCTAGTTTGAGGGAGGAATTACATATGACTCCTGCGTGTCACATGGCACAGATGTTTAAATATTGGCAAGGTTCAATTAAATTTAGATTTCAGAT